AAGGGTCTTGTCGGCGCAGGCTATGCGGGAAGGTGTGATGCCTACGTCAAGTTACGCGGTATTGGTGACGCTATCATCGACCTAAAGAATCGGAAAGTTAATCCGAAGGCTTCATCTCCCTTCTATGAAGCTTCTGACTGTCCGCAGTTATACGCTTACAGGATTGCCAGCGAGAACCCGCAGGCAGCTTGCGTGTCAATCGTCTTAGCATCCAACGATGCCAGTAAGATTATGACCAGAACTTGGGAGGATGATGAGCTTTACCAATCTGGTATTGCTTTCCAAGCCATGCTGAAAATCTGGTGCTGGGTTAAGGGCTACACGCCTCCAGGTTGTAAGCTGTGAAGAGTCCCTTCGACCCGCAAGACCTAGAGTGGTTGATGGGGTTGTTGGATAAGTTCTACAAGAGCCTAGGCCAATGAGTGAGGTATGGGACTTACTTATTAAAACTACTGACATGGTACTTCGCTTATTAAATGCAGCCTTTTTCTTAATGATTGTTTGGCATTCTATAAAGGAATGGAGAAAATGACTGCGCCCACCATAGCCGAGATGGGTGACGAAGCGGCAGCCGTAACGTGGCGTGTTATGGGTAAAGGTTCGGACAAGTCGGCTTATGGAGATTGGTTGCTGAAAGATAGGCCAACCCATGATTACCATATCGCCAGGGCGATCCGCCACCTAGCCACAGCCCAGATGCAACTGCACAAGTCAACGCCCTGCCCAGACAATAACGGCGAGACTGCTACCGATCATTTAGAGCGTGCATTGGTTCGATGTTTGTTTACGCTCGCACAAATAAAGAAAGAGGTGACAAGGTTATGAAGACTGAGGTGGATTTTAGCTGGAATGGCGAAGAGTACTCTGCGTATGGAACGCCAGAGATTGAGACCATTGAAGAGGACATTGGACCTTGTAGATGGGGCGAGCATTTTATGTCAGAGTCTGTGGATTCAGTTGAAATGTCCGACATTGAAATCTTGAAGGACGGAGAGCTTGTAGTTGATCCTCCCAAGGATTTGTTTGATAAAGCAGATGGTCTTCTCTGCTTGAAGGCAGGAGATGATTGGGAGCGTTCTAATTGAAACTCGCGCTCTCATGGATCTGCTATCACCTCGGAAACATAATCAGCTTAACTCTGATGCGGTGGGGGTTGGGTTATCCAACCTATACTCGCCTTATGGTTTGGTCTTCAAACTTAGATAAAGATGGAGTCATCTGGAAAGACGCAAAATGAGAAAAGCATTAGTCACGCAAGCATTCGGAGATGAGTGGAAGAAGATACTAGAACTAACCAAGCCGCGCATGGAGGCTTACTGCAAGCGTCACCAGATTGATTTTATCTCGCTAGAGAAGCCATTGGCCGAGCCTGTCCAGTATAGCAAATCAGCGATTGGAAACATCATGGCAACAAAAGGCTACGAACAAGTCACGTTCCTAGATGCTGATGTTTTGGTTGCAGCCGATTGCCCCGACATAGGCGAGGATGCAGGCGTGTTCTGTGCTTTTGATGAAGGTGCTTACCTGGATAGAAAGCTAGCGATGGGTAAGCTTGCTGGAACTTTCGGTGCGATCATCGACCCGCGCTTCTACGTCAATACTGGCGTATTCGTTATCTCATCCAAGGTGGTAGGCGCACTATCTATGCCACCACTAGGACTACTGCCTAACCACTTTGCCGAGCAGACTTGGATGAACATTATGGTTCACATCTGGAACATCCCGCTGACCGAGCTTGACCCTGTTTACAACTGCATGACCTCGGTTGAACTACACTTTGGCCTAGACCGCTACACCGATGGGATGTGCATTCATTACGCTGGTCAGTCAAATAATCTGGATAAATTAGCAGCGACGATTGTGGCTGACGATGCCAAGCTAGTCGAGCTAGGCCGATGAACTTTGTGCGAGTAGTGCCAGAGTGCGGCAAGTGGAGGCTACACACCATGAACGGCGAGGCTTTAGGACCGCGCCTAATTGGAGCGCACATCGAAGGCGTGGCTCCTTTCATGGATGTATTCGATACCAAGGATGAAGCCCAAGACGCAGCGCAATGCTGGAATATCCTTGCCACTACTTGCAAGCCTAAGAAAAGCTATAAGTGATCAAAGGCTCGCTAGTCAAGGGAGGATACGATGAAAAGCTACAGCAGTTGGCAGGGGAGGTTGCCCTTCGTGCAATCATGGATCTTCGCACGCTTCGTAGGCGCGGGGTGGTTAAATGTATGAAGATTATCTCTCGGCCAGAGCTAGCCAACCTTCGCGATATGCCCGAGTACAAAAACTCGCACAACGTCCAGAAGTTACTGGAAGATTTCCGAAATGGCACAGTCGGTTGGTGGTGCAGGGCGGCTGGCATTCGGATATGTAACCGAACATTACTGCGCCGAATGAAGGAGGCTGATTATGTTCTTTGCTGATATAGCTGGCATAGCTTGGGTAATTAGCTGGATGATTTTATACTCTTGTGTAATTTTATCTGGTATATATTTCGCCCTTTACATAATCCTCTGGATAATAGATCGTATAAGAAAGGAACTAGAATAATGAGAAGAAAGAAACAAATTGAAGTACTAGACATTCGGGAAGTTAAGTCGGCGGTGATCGACATTAAGGTGGACGATAAGACGTTCAACGCTCTGGCTGAGGCAGGCAGGATTCATTTACAGAAGGATAAGCTTGCGTGCTTCGAGTACGCACTGAACAAGGCACTGATTGAACTATCCGAGCAACTTAAGTGAGTCAAAAAGTCTATTGTGTAATGGAAGGCCAAGATTATCCAGAAGGTGTTCCGTATGGAATTTTTGCAACCATCGAGGAAGCAAGGAAATTTATTGATAAAAATGTTGAAGTACCCTCTCATTTTACATGGCGTGAAGGCACTTGTATTTATCGCTATACCTTAGGTGGCGATGGGTACGAAGCGATATTGAATTATCTAGGGGAGGAAATCAAATGACTGAAGCCTTCAAGCAGAAGGTTCTAACCGCCAGCGTGGATCGCTACGTCCTCACGCCTACGCAATGCGCCATGCTAAGGCAGGATGCCGAGGTCATGGGTATGAAACGAGCAACTGTGATGAACAAGGACGGCACTACACGTAAGTCATTTGCAAGAAGCTGCTCATCGTGCTGGGTTCCTTTCGCCACACATTACGAGTGGATTTACAAGGTGATGCGAGAGCTTACAGACAGCATCAATGCCGATGTATGGCGATTCGACATCCAAGGCATCCAGCAGTTGCAGATCCTAAAGTACAATCCACTCCAGCAGTTCTGGTGGCACTACGATACCTTTACCTCCGAGGCTCCAGTACGGAAGCTGACAGCAGTGGTCAACCTATCTGACCCTAGTGAGTACCTGGGCGGTGGGTTGCAGGTTAAGGCTGACCTGGTCAACGGAAGGTTTATCCGCGAGCAGGGTGCGGGTACTTGGTTCCCATCTTACATCGAACATCGCGCTCGCGCCCCTATCTGGGGTACACGCTGGGTGTTGGTGGCTTGGTTTACAGGACCAGCGTGGAGATGACTGTAGATACAAGGGCTAGACTTAAATGGTCCCGCGATATACTTCTCACCGCCAGGGAGAAGCTGGTGCTAGAAAAGAACCGCGCTGATCGTGGAAGATCGGTTGACATTATCCAGATTATCACGATGGTGGATGCAGCGGCACTGATAGCAAAGGAAATACTGGAGAGCGAATGAACATACGAGATCAGATCCTAGAAGACTTTGGCGAGGAGGCTGAGACAATCCTATTCGCAGATGGGTTTGATGACGCAATCTTGGGGGTTGGCAATACATTCGGTGGCAAGCTGTGCGCGATTTACGATACTGACCTGGTGCTGAAGTCCTGCATGAAGGATGGCATGGAATACGATGAGGCACTGGAGTACTTCGATTTTAACATTGCAGGAGCTTATGTGGGAGAGCAGACTCCGATCTTCATTCACAAAATAGAAAGGCAGGGCAAATGAAACTCTGGATCAATAACACTTCATCAATCCACAAGGTAGATGACAATCTACTACACACTCGCAACACGTACGTAATCCCAGACGAACTAACTGGACCATTATGGGATGATGCTATTCCCTGTCCTCATAAGATTAAACCCTACGCCAAGGGAAGGGCAGCAGGCGGAGCTACCGCAGTGTACCGCGCTGGTGCTATCGGGGATGCAGTCATCGCTACTGCATTCGTTAATTACCTGGTGCAGGAGTCGGGGGGAGTGGTGGATGTTTACGCCCCTGCTCGCAACCTTCCGCTATACGCTGGCATAGGTGCAAAGCTGTTCCCCCTGCCCTGCACGCTGGAGGCGTGGGATTCGTATGATTGTCACCTACCCACAGATGACTTGTTCAGTGGTCAGGTAGGTAACACCAAGCTAGGCACTGGCCCAGGTAACTGCTACCAGCGTATCTACGAGTGGATGGGAGTTTGGGATGAGAAGACGATGGCGAAATACTGTAGGCCGAATCTATACCTGATTGAACCAGATCACGAAGAGCTAAAGGCGATGGGTAAGTGGCCGCTACCAGACCCCTACTTCGCTTACCATGTTTCTTCTAGTGGACCAACCCGCACCTACCCGCCAGCTATGGGGCAACAGGCGGTGCTGGCGTTGCTGGAAGCTTATCCTAACCATTCCGCAGTTATCATCGGATTGGACAACTCAAACAACTTCAAGGTGGATCACCCCAGAGTGATCGACTTGTTCAACACCACCAAGGCTATCCGTTCCTTGTTCCCTGTGGTTGCCAACGCTGACTTCGTAGTTGCTCCAGATAGTTCGGTCAACCATATCGCTGCGGGGTTAGATACGCCGTGTGTGTCGTTGTGGGGCAGTTACTCCCCAGAAGACAGAATGACCTACTATCCTAAGAACGTATCAGTATTCAAACCCGATACTTGTCCTCACGCACCTTGCCGTCCTCATGCTGGATTGCCACAAGCCAAGTGTAAGGATGCGAGCAACAAGACTCCCAAGACCCAATACTGGTGCAATGCTCTACGAAACATTACAGCGGAAGATATTGTTGTTGCATCGCACAAGGCGATGGAGCTAGAACCGAAGTAAGAAAGAGTACATCGCATGGTACGCAGGGAGATCCTGCGGCTGGTCCTTCTGTGTGTCGAACCACTTGAAACAAAGATGTAGATTTTTATTATGAAAGTAAGAATAACGCATTTAGACGGAAAGCTACCTAACATCGCTTTAATGAAATTATCTGCTTGGCACAAAAGCCAGGGCGATGAGGTATATTTTAGTAAGTCCATGCAAAAAGAACTATGGGAGGGTGATTATGATAGGGTATATGGAAGCTCAATCTTTGCTTGGAGCAAGCCAGCAAGAGATTTATTTTTAGCAAATTTCCCAAACGCAAACATTGGTGGAACTGGATCGGGCAAAGTACAGACCATAGAGGAAATTACTGGGATGGATTTTGATGAATATGATTATTCAATTTATCCTTGGTTTAAGCAATCAATAGGATTTAGCCAGAGGGGTTGCCGCCTTAAATGCTCATTTTGCGTTGTGCCTACTAAAGAAGGAAGAATAAGGGACAACTCATCAATAAGAAGGATTTGGAGGGGAGAGCCACACCCAAAGCAAATAATGTTACTGGACAACGATTTTTTTGGACAACCAAACTGGAAACAAAAAACAGAAGAAATTTTAGAAAACAATTTTGAAGTCTCATTTAATCAAGGGATAAATGTTCGCCTAATCCACAAAGAAGGGGCTAAAGAATTGGCAAAAATTAAATATAGGGATGACCAATTTAAAAGCAAAAGAATTTATACAGCTTGGGACAACAGAAAAGACGAGGCCATATTCTTGCGAGGAATAAATACGCTTATGGACGCAGGGATAAAGCCCCAGCATATAATGGTTTATTTTCTTTGCGGTTATTGGCCTGGTGAGA